GATCACACCGCCCTGTGGGAAACGAGTCTTCCCGGCATCGACGAGCCGCTGCATCTCCGAGCGCGTGTCGATGATCGCCGCGCGCGCCGCCTCGAGCGGGGCCAACTCGATCTCCGGGGCTTTCGCTGCCGGCATGGGACCGATGAACGGCATCGGCCCGATGAAGTCGCTCGCGTTCGGGAGGCTCGTCGCGACCTTGGCTGCGGAGAGCGTCGCCGCTTGGCGAGCCAGAGCCGTTAGCCCCTCGACCATCTTCGGGAGTTGCTTCGTGCCGAGTTGAACGAAGTCGCGGAACTGAAGCACGAAGGACGGATCGAGGCCGAGCTTTGAGAGCGACTGCGAGAGCGCGTCCACGCCGCCGTTCATCGCGCCGATGTCGCGCTTGCTCTTACTGACGAACGACGAGAGAGCACCAGAGCCGGCGCTGAGGCCGTCCGTGTTCACCTTGAAGTTCACGAAGAGATCGCCGACGTTAGCCACTTGGCTTGCCTCCTCCGAGTGCGTTGAGCAGAGCGATCCACTTCTCGGGATCGTTAGCCTTCGTCGCAGCCTTCGGGAGCCAAGGCATGAACTCCGAGACCTTCGCGCTCTGGCTGCCCTTCGTTCGGTGCGCGTTGACGTACAGCGCGGCGAGCATCGCGAAGCCGTAGTCGGTGCGGAAGGCACCGATCGGCTCGAGCGAGTCGTAGGCGATCCACTCGGAAATCTCCGAGGCGCTCATTCTCTGCTCCAGTTCCGCGACCGTCATGCCCAGCGCGAGGGCTAGGCGGAACATGAACCGCCGTAGCGGGCGCTCGGTCAGTTTCCCGAGAGGGCTTCCACGTCCTTGGCGCCCATTCCCGAGAGGCGCTGCGCGACCTCGAAGAGCGGGTCTACGACCTTCGCAGGAAGGCCGGCGACTTGCTCCACGTCGCCATCGGCGAAGAGGCGCTTGCCGCTCGCGTCGCAGATGCAGCGCACGAGCAGTCGCGCGCGGAGGTTCACGAAGTTCATCTCGCGGTTAGAGCCCTTGCCGACAAAGCACGCGGCCTCGAAGGCATCGCGCTCGCCGGCGGTGAGCCCGCGCACCGAGATAGACTCAGCAACGCCGGGAATGGACACCGCCTCCACGGGAATGGAGGCGGCGAGGGAAAGCACGAAATCCTTGTTAGCAGTCATGGTGTGGTGCTCCCAGATGTGCGAGGCGGGATCAGCCGGTCCAGGTGAGGCCGCCGGTGATGCGGATCGTGCAGTCCACCTTGATGGCCTCATCGATGCCGGTCGTGACGTTCAGACTCGTTGGGTAACCGCTGAAAGCGACCGTAGTACCAGCGCCAGCCGAGCCGAACCGCAGATCGAACTTTCGGAACGTGGCCGCCGCGTAGAGCGCCGGATCGAGGATGGTGATGTAGGTCGTATCGTCCGGCATGAAGGACAGCGTGATCGTGCCGTTGTCGGAAGTTCCGCAAACCGTAGTCTTCACGGTGGAGTTCAGGTCTGAGACATCGATCGACGCGACGGAGATCCCGTCAAGGCTGATCTCATTCAGATTTCCGAAGGTCGTATTGACCGTGCCACCAGATCCAGTCGTGGAGGCATATCGGAAAAGAGTTTGTGCTGATGCGTAGGCCATGTGTCAGCTCCAGGTAATCGCGGTTTCCAACTTCAGGGTGACGGACGCGGTGACGGCTCCATCCTGAGCGGCAGAGATGGAACAGTTGGTGATGTAAGCGTCGAAGTCGGCGCTCATCGTAGGAGTGCCGCCCCCGCTACGAGCGAACTCGATCGTATAAGACACCGGAGTGTCTTCGCCGCTCGTCGGCACCAGATCCTCGAGATCGCTTCCAGTCGCGCCGGCATAGTTCGCCGGGGCGAAGAGTTCAATCGTGCAGGTGCCGGCATCGAGCGCACCCATCACGAACTCCTTAGAGGTCGAGGTGAGCGAGGTCGTATCAATCTCGACCAGCGAGGTGCCGCCGACCGAGATGCTAGTGACCTCGGCGATGATCGTGCCCGCCTTCTTGATGACTGTGTTGTAGGAAGAAAGTGCCATTGTTCTTGCTCCTGGTCAGGTGTGCAGACAGGTTAGCTCCACGGTGGCGATATACAAACCGAACGTAGCACCGTCGGCCGGTACTTGATAGTCCGTCACAATGCCGGATACTCGAGTTCGCCAGACTCGGATCTTCAGGGTGGCGCCGTCGGTGAAATCCTGCGACCAGTCATCGAAGGCGGCCTGGACCTTCTGGGCCAGATTGATGCTCGTCTTCTTGTCATCGGACAGACTGTGGATCCCGACCGAGGATCGTGCGAGGGTGTATGCCCCGGCGAGTGTCTGAAAAGGGCTAGTCGTGTTCAACTCGTACACGATCGCCGGCAAGACTTGCCCATCGAAACGAATCTCCGGGTAGGCTCGGACCGGGTTGGTGCCGATGATCGACGTGATCGCCGCCGTCGCCGAAATCCGCGAATACAGCGCCGTCTCGATGTTCCAAACGGTTTGAGCAGGCATCAGGAAAGGTCTCCCTTGTTCTGCTTGCGGCTGCTAGCGGGGTTGGTCCAACTCTGGATGAAGTCGGTGAACTCGCGCACGACCTCGGCCTCGACCCCAGGCTTGACCCGCTTGAAGAGTCGATAGAAGGGCCACTTGCCGGGAATCACACGATCCGATTTCACCCATCCTCCGGCGCTCTTCAGTCTGAATCCCTTCTCGATCAGTCGGCCGTAGAACGATCCGCTCCTCCCGGTCACGCCCACGCGCTTCCCGACGAAGAGTCGGCGCTGCTTCGAGCCGAGCGGGATCACGGCGATGCTCGATGCGACCTTCTGGCGAGCGGTGCCTGGAGTCACCTCCACGCCGCGCTTGAGGTACGGCCAGCGCCGGCCGCTGCCCTTGCGCGTGTATGCCTCGTCGGTCCGAGTGCGAAGCGACAGAACTTCGGAGCGCATCGCTTGCGCGATCTGCCCGAGTTGACGATCGGCGAGCGTCTCGATCAGTTCCTTCTGCACGTCGGCGGTGAACTTCTTGAATGCCCGCACGACGGCATCGCCGCCATCGACCTTCACCTGATCCATGAACGCTTGGCTCATAGCACCTCCCGCACGCGGAGAGTGATCGTCTGCTGTCGATCGTCGAACTCCATCTCGCCCTCGATCTCGAACGTGCGGCCGAGGCTTTCGAGTCGGCTCGTGTTCGAGAAGAGCGTCCGCTCCTTCGCTCGGATCATCACCTCGTAGGTCCGTGCGTGCGTCACGCGCTCGCGCTCGACGGTCTCGGTCGCGTTGGTGCCCTTGAGGTAGCCCCAGATCGTGCTGCCCGTCGAGAGGAACGTCGGCACGTTCTGGCCGAACTCGTCGATCTCCGTGGAGCGGTTCAGCACCAGGAACGGCGTTCGCATGAGACCGGATCGAACGCGCCTCATGCCATCCTCGGGACAGAGAACATCCGAGCCAGCGCCTCGACCCCGTGCGGCACCTCGGAGAGATTCACCTCGGAGCCAGTCTCGCGCGCGATGTCGTACCAGTAGCCGACGGCCATGAGCACGGCCTGTCGGAGCGCCTGGGGCACGCTAGCCGCAGTCGCGCCATAGCCGGCCGTGTAGCCGATCGTGACGCTCGCGAGCCCCGCGTAGAACCGGGTCGCGGGCCACGCCGAGATGATCGCCGGGGCGATCACGATCGAGCCCGGTAGTCGCTGCGTTTCGACCGTGTACGCGCTCGCCGAGAGCGTCTGCGTCGTGCCGGCGGTGTCCACATATGTGATCGAGGAGACCGCCGAGACCTTGCCGGCTGGCAGGATGATCTCGTAGTGAGCCGGGAAGCGATCGAGCTTGAGCGTGTAGGTGCGATTCACGAGCGGCCGATTGGCAAGCCCCTCAACGTAGTTCCTCGCCGCAACGATCAGGCTCGTAATGAGCGTGTCCTCATCCGAGTGCGTGATCCGAAGGTGCGCCTTGGCCTCGGCGATCGTGACGGGCTCGACGGCCGGGCTCGTGGCCTCGGCGTTCGAGAGATAGGTCGCTCCGTCAACTGCCAGCATCGGGATCCTCCCTTGTCGCCTTGCGAAGCCGCAGTCGGCCGCGCTCGGGTGTCTCGATCATGGGCTCGTCGCGCTCGACCAGCCCTGCACGAATGTACCGCTCCGCATCCGCGTCGGGAATCTCGCATCGCATCCCGGCCGACCACGAGCCGCCGATCGTCGCGAACGCCTTCAGAATGTGCACGCGCATGGTGTCCTCCTAGTGAAAGAGGGCGAGCCTTGCGGCCCGCCCTCCTTGCCCATCAGTCCATCAGAATCAGGGGTTGACCAGCGTGCGGAAGGCATCGGTGCGAGCGATCTTCGCATCGAGGCGCATCTCGCCCATGTAGCCGATCTGGCCGTTGCCCGCGTAGAGTTCGCGGAGCACCTGGACCTCCATGCCCGAACGCTCGGCCATCACGAAGTGCTGGAAGTCGCCGATCACCGCGAGGGTGGCCGAAGACGTCGTGCCGAAGGTCGTGGCGTAGGGGCTCGCGTAGACCGGGATGCCGAGCAGGCGAGCGGGCTCGCCGGCCTGGAACGACTCCTCCCAGAGGTAGGGAATCGTGCCGCTGGTGGTCACGGCGTGCTTCAGCTTGCGGACAGCCTTGAAGAACGAGTCGTGAGCCACGATCGCGCACGTCGGCGAGACGCGGTACTTCTGGGGCAGCGCGTACACGAAATCGATCAACTCATCGGCGGTCAGCGTGCCGGCGCTGCCGAGCGTGTCGCCTGCGGTCAGGCTAGCCGAGGTGATGCCCTGCGGCTTGTTCGTGCCGTTGCCCTGCCAGAGAGCGTGCTCGATCGAGTGCGCGAAGAGCTGGCCGAGGCGGTTGGCGACGATCGACTCGATCGAGAAGTCCCCACCACGCGACGGAGCGTCGGCGACGAGTTCCTTCGAGACCTTGACCACGCGGCGCAGGGCGTTGCCCGTGAAGGTCACGTTGGCGTAGGTGGGCGAGTATTCGCCAACCGCGCCACCTTCGCCGGCCCAGCCTTCAGTCGCGCCCGAGTCGAAGTCGGTCGAGGTGAAGTCAACTTCGAGCGTGAGGTTCGTCGTGAAGGTGCCGACCGGGATGCGGCGGCAGAGGTTCAGGATGGAGGTCTCCTGCTGGATCGACTTCTGCAACTGCGCGTAGAAGCCTTCGCTAGGCAGGAAGCCGCCGTCGGGGTTCGAGCCGGCCGACAGAGCGCGGGTGTCGAAGTTCG